TTGCGTGATACGCCTTGCCTCAAAGGTGTGGTGAGCGAGGCCAAGTCAAAAGATGGCGCTAACACGATCTTGCAGAAGCAGTTCCCTGGCGGGAGCCTGAGCTTGGTAGGTGCCAACAGTCCGCGTGGATTCAGGCGTGTGAGTAGGCGAGTGGTGCTATTTGATGAGGTTGATGGTTATCCACCCTCAGCAGGAACCGAGGGCGACCAGATCAAGCTGGGCATTAGGCGTACTGAGTACTACTGGAACAGGAAGATTGTGGCGGGGTCAACGCCAACGGTTAAAGATTTCAGCCGTGTGGAGCGAATGTTTCTGCAGGGCGACCAAAGGCGCTATTTCGTGCCATGCCCTGACTGCGGCCACATGCAGTATTTGAAATGGGCAAATATGAAGTGGCACGATAATGATCCCGATACCGCTAGTTACTGCTGCGAAAGTTGTGGCGTATGGATCCCAGCAGCAAAGAAGCGTTGGATGGTTGAACGCGGTGAGTGGCGGCCCACCGCGCCTGGTAATGGTAAGCACGTTTCGTTCCATATCTGGGCGGCGTACAGCTATAGCCCTAATGCGAGCTGGTCAACGCTGGTTGAGGAGTTCCTTGATGCGAAAAACGACGCGGAGCAGCTAAAGACATTCGTGAACACTGTTCTCGGCGAGACGTGGGAAGACGAGTATGCGTCGAAGGTTAATGCAGATGGTCTCAGCGAACGTTCAGCTGACGAGAAATACAAGCAGGGCGTGGTTCCTTCAGAGGCATTGTTGCTCACTGTTGGCTGTGACACGCAGGATGATCGCTTGTCGCTCAGTGTTTGGGGATGGGGCCGTGAGGAGCAGGGTTGGCTGATCGATAGGGTAAAAATTTACGGCGATCCGTCACGGAAAGAAGTGTGGAAGCAGTTGGATGAGATTGTGCAAACTCCGTACAAGTCCGAAGATGGCCGTGAGTTAAAGCCAATGGTGGTAGCCATCGATAGCGGTGGCCACCACACAAGCGAGGTGTACCAGTACGCCAGGGAGCGGCAAAGCTTAGGTGTTATTGCGATCAAGGGCATGTCAACCAAGAACAAGCCGCCAATTGGCAAGGCGAGCAAGGTTGATCTAAACGCTCAAGGTAAAACGCTCAAGAAAGGCGCTCAATTGTTTCCGGTTGGATCGGACACGATTAAGTCACTATTGTTCGGCAGGCTGAAGCACAACGATGTTGGCCCAGGGTATTTGCATTTTTACCCAACAGTTGAAAAAGATTATTTTGAAGAGTTGACAGCAGAAAAGCAGATCCTCAAATATAAGAATGGATTCCCTGTGAGAGTTTGGGTAAAAAGTAGCAACGCAAGAAACGAAGCGTTGGACGAGCTTGTCTACGCTTACGCGGCATTGAATCGCGTGTATCAGATTAAAGATCGCAGAACGTTATGGGATCAGATGGAGAAAAGCCCAGAGGAGCGCAAGCCAAGTAAGGCAGGCAAGGGAAATCGCGTCCAGAAAAGTTTCGTTAATCAGTGGTAAGAGTTAGACTGCTCAATATCAAGTGACTTTTTGTCGATGGCGATCCCTCCATCCATAACAAGCGGCGTGGATGCGGTATGGGTTGATGCCGAGACTGTTGACGTGTTTGGTGATGCTGTAACAAGCTCGACCCACTCTCTGGTCTATTACTTTCGCCTTAACGCTGAAGCGGAAGGGGTTACAGCGACAGCAGTTGCTTACAACAGTGGCTGGAAGACAACTTTATCTTCTGCTGTCAGTGGCTCGATGGTCGCTAATCCCGGCTGGTTTTTTCAAGCAGTTTTAACTAAGACAAGCGATAACACTGTTCAGGAGTACAGCCGAGGTCAGATTGAGGTACGCCCGTCCTTGGCTTATACAGGTACGCCTGGAGCATTTGATGGAAGGACTCAGGCGCAAAAAGATCTTGACGCGGTAAAAGCAGCAATTAGGTCCATCGTCTCTGGCGGAGCTGTTTCCGAGTACAAGATTGGAAGTAGAAATTTAAAGCGATATGATCTTTCAGAATTACTGGAACTTGAATCAAGATTGAAGTCTATTGTGGCTAAGGAGAATAAAGCCAAACTTATTGCCTCCGGGCTTGGTGATCCACATAATCTCTACGTTCGGTTTAACGGAAGCTGATGGGACTTCGCACACGATTTCTAAGAACGCTTGGTCTGCAGCGCGTGCCACGCGAGCAGCCTCGCCGTCGTCGCAGCTATGCGGGTGCGATTGTTTCGCGTCTCACAAGCGACTGGATGAGCACCCAGGCAAGTGCTGACGCTGAGATTCGCACAAGTATCAAGAAATTGCGGGACAGATCCCGTGAAATGGTGCGGAATAATCCGTATGCAAAGCAGGCAAAGCGCACCACTCAGGTCAACGTTGTTGGCAGTGGTATCAAGCTTCAGTCTCAGGTGCAGCAGGTTCGAGGGCGCAAGCCTAGTGAAGCGATTAATCGCCTCATTGAAGAGAAGTGGCATTTATGGACCCGTGCCCAGTATTGCGACGTTGCCGGTCGGCACAGCTTCCACATGATGGAATGGCTGGCAACAGGAGCATTGCCGGAGTCAGGGGAAGCGTTATTCCGCATTATCCGTCGCCCGTTTGGTGGTAGCAGGGTGCCATTGGCCCTTGAGATGATTGAGTCGGATGTGCTCGACGAGGAGTATCAAGGTCCAACGCTTGCAAAGCTCAACGAGTGGAGGATGGGCGTTGAGATCAACGAATGGGGTCGTCCTGTTCGTTATGCGTTTTTAACTCGTCATCCTGGTGACTACTGGTTTCAAAATGCACCGCAAAAAGGAGACAAGCATGTTTTTCTGCCTGCTGCGGATGTAATTCATCTGTTTCTTCCAGAGCGTCCGCAACAGCATCGCGGTGTGCCGTGGTTCCATTCAGTGATGGCCGATGCTCATCAACTGCAGGGTTACGAAGAAGCCGCTGTGATTCGCGCCCGTGCTGGTGCCTCTGTGATGGGATTCGTCACAAGCCCAGAGGGTGAGCTTGATGGTGACGATGTTGAAGCTGATCGCCGGATTAGCGAGTTTGAGCCAGGGATGTGGAAGTACCTGGAGCCCGGTCAGAACGTAAGCGTCCCGAACATCAGTTCACCTGATCAGCAGTACGAGATGTTTGTAAAGAACAAGGTTCGGCGCTTTGCATCAGGTTTTGGCTGTTCTTACGAGACGTTGAGTCGTGATTTCAGCGAGACGAACTACAGCAGCAGCAGGCTGAGTTTGCTGGAAGATCGCGAGCATTGGAAGGTTATTCAGTCTTATTTGATTGAAAATTTCCATAATCGTGTGTTCCGCGAATGGCTTGATCTTGCTGTATTGGCTGGTGAGCTTCCATTCGATGATTACGACTCACGTCCTGAGCGTTATGACACTCCACGATGGATGGCTCGCGGCTGGGATTGGGTTGACCCACTGAAGGAAGCAAAGGCTTATCGACAGATGGAGCAGGCCGGTTACATGACCAAGGCTCAGATTGTCGCGAAGCTTGGCGGAGACTTCTTCGATAACCTCACGGAGTTCTCTCGTGAACAGCAAGCAGCCGAGGAGCTTAATGTTGAACTTGATCGTGACATTATTGATGAACTCCCAGAGGAGGTTGAGTGATGCCTGCTATGCCAACTGAAGGTATGCGCGAAGAAGCGCAACGCTATAGAGATTGGAAAGAGGATGGCCGTGATGGTGGCACTGAAGTCGCTGCACGTCGCGCCAGTCAAATTCTTAGCGGCAACGAACTAAGTGATGACACAATCGTCGAGATGAGTGCTTGGTTTGCTCGCCACGAAGTAGACAAAAAGGCTGAGGGGTTTAGTCCTGGTGAGGAAGGTTACCCTTCTCCAGGCCGTGTTGCCTGGGCTGCCTGGGGCGGTGACGCTGGCAAAGCTTTTTCTGATCGCACTGTTGAATCTATGGACCGCTCAATCGACGAAGAAACCAGAGCCGAACCCGACGAATTAAAAGTCGGTGATTTCGTTCGTTGGAACACTCCTGGCGGAAACGCTCAGGGCAAGATCACAAAAATCATTCGTGATGGGCAACTTGACGTGCCTGGAGCGGAAGTTGTAATCAACGGTGAGGAAGATAATCCTGCAGCGTTAATTCAAATTTACCGCGAAGGAAGTGAAGGCTGGCGTGAGACTGATGTTTATGCAGGACATAGATTCAGTACACTGAAAAAGATCGCAGCCTTACGCGCAATGGAACTTACTACGGAGGTGCCTGATGTTGTCGCAGAAGAGAGTTCTAAAAAAGAATTGTCTCGCGATCTTGAAGGTACAAAGTTCAAGCGTGTTGAAGCAACGAGTTTCAACATGGTTGACGAAAGGAGCATGGAATTTCCATTCAGCTCTGAATATCCCGTGGCTCGTTACTTTGGAAACGAAATCCTGAGCCACGGAATGGAGTCTGCGAATCTTTCGCGGCTCAATGATGGCGCACCGCTTCTCTATAACCATGATCCAGACCGCATGATCGGCGTTGTCGAACGTGCTTGGGTTGATGGTGAGAAGAAACGCGGTTACGCCAAGGTGCGCTTTTCGCGCAATAAATTTGCGCAAGAAGTGCTCCAAGACGTTCGCGATGGAATTCTTCGCGGCGTTTCTTTCGGCTACTCCATTGATAAAATGGAGGAGCGCGAAGATGGCCTCGTAGCCACCAACTGGTCGCCTTACGAGGTTTCGTTAGCTGTTATCCCAGCTGACCCCACCGTTGGAGTTGGACGTTCTCTTGAGATCGACGATTCTGACGTAAACGTTGGAGTTGATCGTTCTTTAGAGAACGTTGACTCTGATATTGAAACTGCGGCTTCGACCGCATCTCCCGTAAACACAGTGACTGAAGTCATGGAAAGCACCACAACTGATGTGGAGGTGATCCGGTCCGAGGCCGTAGAGGCCGAGCGTACCCGGATTGCATCCATCAACAAACTCGGCGAGCGTCACAACCTCTCCGATCTTGCACGCGAATTGATCTCTGGCGGCCAGTCTGTTGATGAGGCTCGCGCTGCTGTCCTCGAAAAAATCGGAACTCAACCCGTGGAACACAGTATCACCGCCAACGACATCGGCCTCTCCGATAAGGAGACCCGTAGCTTCAGCTTCGTCAAAGCTCTGAACTATCTCTCTAACCAGGGTGATGCTCAGGCTCGTCGCGATGCAGCATTTGAAATTGAAGTTGGCGAGGCTGCTGCCAAGCAGTACGAGCGTTCTTCAAACGGTATTGTCATTCCTAACGAAGTCCTTCGTCGCGACTTGGTTGTAGGCACACCTACAGCTGGTGGTGACTTGGTTGACGACGTGCTTCTGGCTGGAAGCTTCATTGATCTGCTTCGCAACCGCTTGTCAATCGCTCAGGCTGGCGCAACGATGCTGACCGGCCTTCAGGGCAATGTGTCAATTCCTCGCCAGACTTCGGCTGCCACTGCTTACTGGGTTGGTGAGAACGCTTCTCCCACCGAGTCCCAGCAGGCAATCGATCAGGTCAACATGACACCCAAGACCGTGGGTGCATTCGTTGATTACAGCCGTCGCCTGTTGCTTCAAAGCAGCATCGACGTTGAAGGCATGGTTCGCAATGACCTTGCCCGCGTGATCGCACTTGAAATTGACCGCGCTGCTGTCTATGGCACCGGCTCTTCCAACCAGCCTCAAGGCTTGACCAACGTGAGCGGCATTGGCTCCGAGACCCTTACGGGAACCGGCACCTTCGCCGAGTACATCGCGATGGAAACCGACGTTGCTGCAGCTAACGCTGACGCTGGCGCTCTTCGTTACATCATTAACGCTTCGGCCCGTGGCGCTCTGAAATCCACAGAGAAAGCAAGCAATACGGCTCAGTTCGTGTACGAGAACGACCAGATCAACGGCTATCCCGTGATCGTCTCCAATCAGCTTGCAAGTAATGATGCACTGTTTGGTGATTTCTCCATGTTCATCATGGGCATGTGGTCCGGCTTGGATCTCACAGTTGATCCTTACGCTGGTGCTACTGCTGGAACCGTTCGCGTAATTGCTCTTCAGGACATCGACTTCGCTGTCAAGCAGCCTGGTGCATTCTGCTTCGCTACCTGATACTCATGAGAGTTGAAATCACAAGAAATGTGATGATCAACGGTGAGCCTGTGAAAGCAGGCTCTTTTGTTGAGGTGGATCACGTTTTAGCTAATTTGTTGCTGAACAGCGACAAGGCACGGGTTTCTAATGAACCTGAGCCTGCACCGGCCTGTCCACCAAAGGCCGCGCATGTAAACCCGCCTAAGGCACAGCCCACGCGACGTGGGCGTGTCAAGCAATCGTCTGGAGAAGACTGATGACAATTCTTTCTGTCGGCCTTGAAAAGCTTTCGCATTTTGCGTTAGCCCCAACAGCTTCACGCACTTCTGCCCTTGACGGCACTGCCGTTGACTTGAATGATTACGAAGGCGATATTTGCGTGATTCTCGATGTCGAGAATGGCGGAACATCAACTTTAGATGTCAAGATTCAGTCAGCAGACACTTCCGGGGGATCATATTCTGATGTCACTAACGCTGTATTCACTCAGGTGAGCACAACTGCAAGCAAGCAAACGCTTGTTTTCGACAAAGGAAGCGCCAAGCGTTTTATCAAAGCTGTTTCAACAGTTTCAACTTCAACTCACACCTATAGCGTTAATGCTTTTGGTGCTCTGAAGTACGCCTGATAGTTTTATGCGTCTGACATGAGTCGGGCGCTTTTTCATGCC